CAGGGTAAGAATAGTAGGGACACCTATAAGGGCGGGTTGCATAGTAGAAAGGATCAGGAATACACCGGGTTGGACTAATCTACATTTCAAGAATCATCAGGAAGATGGCACTTTATTGTGGGAGGAGATGTATTCTGAAGAATGGCTTAATTCTAAGAAAGAAGAATTAAAATCACTTGGTAAAATTTCAAAATATTATTCCGAATACGAATGCACTATTGTAGGAGATGAAGACCAGCTATTCAGACCGGAAGATATGAGATATTGGAACGGGGATTTAATTGTCAGGGATGATGAAACTTTTATAAAAATTTATTCCTTAAATAAAGTTGTTTTTTCTGAACCTATTATGAAACCCGTAAATACATTCCAGGGTAATGATCCCGCATCATCCACAAAGCAGAGTGCAGATTATTCAGTAAGATTTACAGTGGCTTATGATGAAGAGAAGAATATTTATTGTCTGCCTTATTTCAGGCAGCGGGTAACACCTATGGCCTTTGCAGATGAAATAGTAAGAAGTATTAAAGACGAAAAACCCAAGAGAGGGCATATTGAATCAACCGGTTATCAGGAAATGCTCCGGGAGTATGTAAGAGCTAAACTGAAAGAACAAAATTTATCACTGCCGGGGCTTGAAACTAAATTTAATCCACGAACTGAGAAATCAGCACGCCTTGAAACTTTGCAACCTTTCTTTGCACAACATAAAGTTTTTTTAAAAGAAGATATGAAAGAGTTTGAAGATGAACTTTTTTCTTATCCACGTGGGAAGCACGATGACTTAATAGACGGGTTTTATTATGCAACGAGGAAATTGATCCAACCTCATCATTTATTCCAAAATGAAATGACAGATGAAATGAAATACTTTCTGTTTATGTCCCAGGGTTCACAGAAGACAGCTTGGTTGAGGGCTTAAAATGGTAATTAGAAGATACAAATGCAGTAATTGTGGTGAATTTGAAACCCAGACTTCTATTAAAGAAGATGTGTTAATGAATTGTCCTGAGTGTGGCGAGGAGCTTAAAAGAAGATTTACTTTAACAGATGTTTTGTTTTGTACAATGAATAAAAACAGATTCACAGGCATAAGCCCGCAGAAAGAATTTCCCATTTTAATCCAGGATGATAAATGACCCAGAATCTTAAAAACATGAAGCCTGAGGATTTAAATGAATACCTTTTTTTGCAGTATAAATCAGGTGATAGAGGCAGGTGGGCTACTACTTCAGTTAATGCTAAAGCATTCTTCAGAGGTTTACAATGGGATGAGACTGACGCACAGGCACTTGAAGCTAACAATCAACCTGCGCTCACCGATAATGAAGTCACACCCGCAATTGAACTTTTAATTTCAAATTTATGTGAGAACCAACCCCGTTTCCAAGTAGCAGGACGTGAGAATTCAGACTCAAAGGTAGCTTCAGATGTAGCTGATTTTATTTCCTGGCTCTGGGATAAATCAGACGGGAATGAAAAAGTAGAAGAAAGTGTAATTGATTGGGAATGCACAGGTATGGCAGGGTTTCACGCTTATGTAGATGCACATGGGGATAATGGAAAGCCTGCAGTATGTTTTTATGCTATAAATCCTTTAGAACTTTACATTGACCCTAATTCAAAAAGAGAAGATACTGAGGATGCTGCACACAAACTAATTGTTTGCCGTAAGACCAGAGAAGAAATAGAAAACTGGTTGCCTGAATTTGATTTTAAAGACGCCCAGCAAGCCTATGAAACAGACGAACCTATTACAGATAAGCACGCATCCCAGGATGAAGTTTTAAGTGTAGATGACTTTACCCACGAAAAATACAGAGTGATTGACCGTTATACTAAAATTAAAGATAAGAGGTATAAAGTAACTGACAGCACAAATGGATTTGAGAAAGTATTTACAAAAGATGAATACATAGCTTATGCGAATGAACCTGCCGTAGTCCTGGTTAAGAATGGTAAAGAAATGTACGTGACTGAAAAAATGGTAGTTAAAAAATGGTTAGGAATTTTAGAACAGTACGGCGAGATAATACATTTTATGAGTGATGAATCTATAATGAGCGGGGTTGAGCATTCTTATGTTTCACCTCAGGGGACATTACCACTGCCAGGTTCGACTACAATGATTAAATCTACAAATAAGATTGAACTTTTAAACTTAGGAATAATTAAGTACGAACAGGTTTTCATTGACAGGATAAGGAGAGTTCTGACAGTAGGGAAAAAATTAATTTACAATTCAGTAATGCCGGTTTCAAAATACCCTATTATTACTTTCCAGCTTCATCATAACAGAAATCCATTCCCACAGGGTGATATTACTTTGGTTAAACCCTTACAGGAGCAGCTGAATAAGTTTAATTCATTAATGGTTACTTACTTTACAAACATCACGAATATAAAAGTATTCGTTCCTGATGGGACTGATTTAAAACCGCTTGAAGAAAATCTTGGTAAAGCAGGGACTCAAATATTCGTTTACGACCCTGAATTTGGTACACCTATTGTTTTACAAATTCCTCCTTTACCTTCAGGTTTTTTCCAGGAGAGGCAGAATATCATCTCACAGATTCAGAGAATTTTAGGTTCATACTCATTTCAGGATGGCGATCAGTCTCAGGCACCTCAGACTTTCGGTGGTACGCTTACGATTGAAGAGAATATGCAGAAGCGTATTCGTTTTAAAAGAAAGAAAATTGAACGGGCAATCAACAGGTTAGCACAGGTAATGATGCAGATGATCCCTAATGTTTATCCTGAAGAGAAAGTGATCAGGATAATAAGACCTAACCACGATGTAAAAGAAATTAAATTCAATGTACAAGAAGGGAACCAGATAATAAATGATCTATCGGTAGAGTATGATGTGATAATGGTGGCTGGTAGTATGCTCGGAACTAACCGCCAGGCCAGAGCACAGGCATTGTTAGACCTTTACAGAGAAAAAGTTTTACAAGATAAGAGTTTAATTATAGAGCAACTTGATCTTCCCAATATATCAGAAATTCTGGAACGTGAGAATATGATTACACAAGCACAGCAAGTTATCCAGCAGCTTCAGGAACAAGTAAAACAATTGAGTGGGCAGTTACAAACCAAATCCCGTGAGGTTATCCAGGCTAATGAAAAAGTTATTGTGGAAAAGTTCAAAACCTCAACTGATAAAATTAAGAACAGAGGCGAGGTAGCAGTAATGCTTGCATCTCAAAGATTAAATGATTTGACAAAAGAAACTAAACAAAAGAAAAAAGAGAATGTTAAAAAAGTATCATAAACTAAACCCACCTCCAACTAAAATTTAGTGAGGTAAAGGAGAATTATGGAAAATGGAATAACAGACGAAAACTACAATGAAGCTACATTTGAGCTAATCGAAGTAGAAACGCCTGAAATCCCAGTATCGGAACTACAGGAACCCGAAAAGACAGTAGAAACTACAGAAACACCAGAACCCGTAGTAACACCTGAAGATAAAAATCTTCAAACCGAAGGTTATAGAAACCTTCAAAGAATTGCTGAACAGCGTAAGGTAGAAACTTATAAAGAACAGCAAGCACGAATAAGAGCAGAACTAAGGGCAGAGGAAGCTGAACGGAAACTTCAGGAATTTACAAAGCCTAAAGAAGAAGTTCTCGAACCTCCTAAACCGCCTCAAGATCCAACCGACCCCACACAGGTTATCCAGTATCTGCAGGAAAAAGTAGAATATCAGGATAAAGTATTAGGGAAAGTCACCTCGACAGTTCAGAATGAACAGCAGATGAGGCAGGCGATTCAAGAAGGGCAAGCTCACAAACAGCACTGGCTTGGTGAAATCGTTAAGGCAGGCGCATCAATTGAAGATGCCAACAAAGCATACGAATCATTCATTAAGCAAGAGACTGTAACAGGCGAGAATCTTTACACTCTTTATTTAATTAAAGAGGGTAAATATCAGCCGGCACCGGTAAAGAAAAAGGTAATCGAAAACGCACCAACTCCCCCTGGGATCACTGGTAGCGAGAATGAACCTTTAAAAACTCCCGATGATGAATTTAATTCACAATTAAGACAAACAAACAAATATAAATTATAGGGAGATTCATAAAGGTAGTTGCCATTATGAAGTCCCAGGAAAGCGAGTTATTTAAATGGCAGCAGTAGAGAAACACCTGTATCAAGGTAGTTCGTCTGCGGTATTATATACTGATAGGCGAGACTTCTATGTACAGCCACAGGTAGTTAAAACACGTTATCCCAACGTGGCACCGTTTCTAACGGCAGTATCGAATTGGGATCAGAAATCAGGGTTAAAAGACCCACAATATAAATTATTCCAATTTACCTCACCTTGGGTAAAACAGTATTTCCAGGTAACAACCGGGGCTACTGTAGCAGCCGATAACGCTGCTGATGCAATATCAGTAGTAATTACAAATGCAGTAGGGATGCCTTCAGCACTTGCTAATTATTTGTTAGGGCAAAAATTAAGTGTCCACGCAAACGTTGATTCTAAACCTTCGGGTGCATCTAAAGGAACTGTTCTTGTTACAGTTTTCACAAATACAACCACCATCAGTGTCAAGAACTGCGGTACAGCTTCACTTGTAATAGCTAACGATGACTGGCTTGTATTAAACGGTACTTCATTTGGTGAAGGCACAGTAGCGGCTAATCCTTCTACCAATGAGTTGTCAACAAGATGGAACCAATGCGGTATTCATAAGACATCATTCCAGCTTACTAAAACGTTGATGCAGGCTTCACTGCGTGGGGAATCAAGTGAATATGACAGGATGAAAAGAGTTAAAGGACAGGAGCATATGATCAAAAAAGAAAGAGACCTGTTATTTTCTCTTTCTAATATTGGTATCGGAGAATCCGGTGATACATTCAGTGATGGCGGATTAACAGATGCAGATGGGAACACAGTAAGGTCAACTTATGGTGCTTTTAGTGCGATCTATAATTATGGTTCATCTACCACGACAAGTGACGATCAGAATATCTTCCCGATTAATCAGGCGACTTACAGTTATGCTAATTGGGTTGATGATACTGAAAAGATGTTCGATGAAAACCCCGAAGGTACACTTCCTATGTTTGTTGGAGCAGGATTACTTTCTTACTTCAATAAATTAGAAGGGACTTCTGGTTCAGCAGGCGTAACAAAGAATTCTGATTGGAAAGTTCTTTTCCCTAAAATGAATAAAGAAAGAACTTCAACACTTGGGTTTAATATAAAAGAATGGGAATCTCCTCACGGAGTAATTCAGTTTGTAAGAACTCCTGTAATGACTAAAGATCCATTCGCTTACAAAGCCGGATTGATGGTTGACCCTGCGAATCTATC